CTATACCGCTCGGGAGTAGACTTTGCAACTCCCAATTGGTCACGGGCTGATGCAAGACGAGGAAGATCACGGCTTCGAATCCAACCAAGGATCTTAGCGGTTTCCCCCTCACCCAGCGTACCTCGCGTGTCATTCAAGTAGTGCCGGCACACGTCGTACACTATCTGACGGACCTCCTTCATAGGAGTACCCTCCTTTACAGACCAATGACCCCTCTACGAGAGGCCAGAGGTCATGTGGCAGAACGACGACGAGTACGACTGTAACCAGCTTAGCTATATAGCGAAGCAGTTCCAATCGATCCCGTTGCTCCTGGTCTTCCTCCGACACCCAGGTGTCACCCCCTAAACGAGGGGCTCCTGCGTGTCCACCGTGTTGGCGAATTCATCGCCAGCCACGATGTCACGGAAAACGGCCAGGGCCGCTGTCACATCCGCCGACGCTCCGGTAATCGGGCGTCGTACGGTCACTGCAAAGGTGACACGTTCGGGGAGTGGAACACTGTCGGCGTCCTCCGTGCCCGAAAGCACGGTGATGACGTCTTCAGCGACCACCTTGTTCCCCGTAGGCACGGTCCGCTTCTGGAGAACCAGTCGCGGGTCCTGCACGGTATGACCCGTGTAGGTATACGTGCGGTTGTTCCCCTGTTCGGAGAACGGCGTGAGGGCAGTAGTCATTGCTGCCATTGTCAGCTCCTCTTTATCACCTGTTGCAAGATCGCAATTAGGTCTAAGACCTTCTTGCTATCGAGGTTCAGGCGGTAGTGTGGTATGGTTGACACACGTTGGGGAACGCGAAGGATAAGACACGCTTCAGACTGCCCGCTTACAGAATGACTTCCCGAGCGATCTTCATCCCAATCCATACTGGATGAGAGAGACCTCCCGATGGTCAACTGATAGCCGGCCGCCTGAGTGTGGTCCTTCGCAAGTGAGAGAAAGCTCATAGCGGCTAGCCATTGCCCCACATCCACGACCCAGTCAATCACGAAGCTGAGAGTAACTATTTCCCAGCCAGTGACAACTGGATTGAAGTGGAATTTCGGGGGCTTTATGTCGGCGACTACGGACCCTCTTATACTGCATCTCCACTCTTCAGTGAAGAACAGATTGAGAGTCCC